TTGAAAAATCAGACCAAGGCAGAACAGGGAGCGGGCGAGGATATGCGCTCGATCTTGAGGAGGCCCGATCTAGCATCGGGTGCAGGTTGGATCGCTTGCGAAGATCGTGCTGTTCAGGAAAAATTTCTGGATGACATGGAGGAGGGAGAGCTTTTGGCTCTCCCTTTTTTGTTCGAGTTCTGGGCGATGCCGCATCAACTGCCGCCCGAGGGCGCTTGGCGGGCCTGGGTCGTGATGGGGGGGCGCGGCGCAGGTAAAACGCGCGCGGGGGCCGAGTGGGTGCGCACGCAAGTCGAGGGTGCGGGGCCGATGGATAAGGGGCGATGTTCGCGGATTGCCTTGATTGGCGAGACGGTGGATCAGACCCGCGATGTGATGATTTTTGGCGAGAGCGGGATTTTGGCGTGCTCGCCACCCGATCGCCGGCCTGAGTGGCAGGCGACGCGTAAGCGGCTGGTTTGGCCGAACGGGGCAGTGGCGCAGGTATTTTCGGCCCATGATCCCGAAGCGCTGCGCGGGCCGCAGTTTGACGGGGCCTGGGTGGACGAGTTGGCCAAGTGGAAGCGGGCGGATGAGGCCTGGGATATGCTGCAGTTTGCGCTGCGCCTTGGCGAGCATCCGCAGGTTTGCGTGACGACCACGCCGCGCACTGTCGGGGTTTTGAAAGAATTGCTGAAAGCGCCAAGCACGGTGGTGACCCATGCGCCGACGCAGGCCAACCGCGCCAATCTGGCGAGCAGTTTTCTGAAGGAAGTCGAGCGGCGCTATGCGGGCACGCGGCTGGGACGGCAGGAATTGGAGGGGGTGTTGCTTGAGGACAGTGAGGGCGCACTGTGGGGTAGCGCGTTGTTAGAGAGTTTGAGGGTAGAGTGTATTCCAGAGGTTGATCGCATTGTTGTCGCGGTGGACCCGCCAGCAGGGAGTAAGAGCGGCGCGGACGAGTGCGGGATTGTTGTGGTGGGAGTGCAGTGCGGCGGCGCACCGAATGAATGGCGTGCGGTGGTGCTGGAGGATGCGAGCCTCCAAGGTGCATCGCCCCACGGTTGGGCAAGCGCGGCGATTGCGGCGATGGAGCGATGGAAGGCGGAGCGCTTGGTGGTCGAGGTCAATCAGGGCGGCGATATGGTGAGTGCGGTTTTGCGTCAGGTTGATCCTATGGTGGCGATCACGGCGGTGCATGCGTCGCGCGGGAAGGTGGCGCGGGCGGAGCCTGTGGCGGCGCTATACGAGCAGGGGCGTGTGTCGCATGTGCGCGGATTGGCGGAGTTGGAGGACCAGATGTGCCGGATGACGGCGCGGGGCTATGATGGCAAAGGCTCGCCCGACCGCGTCGACGCGCTGGTTTGGGCGCTGCATGAGGTGATGATTGCGCCAGCGCTTGCCTATCGCAAGCCGCAGATACGGGCGCTGTAAAATTTAGCGCATTGGAGTGGGACCGGCGCGTGCCATGGTGGGGCGCGGACAGGGAAGCTGCGCGAAAAGGAGTGAGACATGGCATTTGATTTACTGAGGCGGCGCGGCGAAGTAGCGGCGCTCGAGACCAAAGCGAGCGCGACGGGGCCAGTGATTGCGTATCATGGCGCGGGGCGCGTGGCGTGGTCGGCGCGCGATACCGTATCGCTGACGCGCACGGGGTTTGTGGGAAATCCGGTGGGGTTTCGCGCGGTCAAGCTGATTGCAGAGGCGGCGGCGGCGGTGCCTTTGGTGCTACAGGATAATGCGCAGAGGTTTGAGCACCATGAGATTTTGACGCTGCTGGCGGCACCGAATGGGGCGCAGGGGCGGGTCGAGTTTCTGGAGGCATTGTTCGGGCAGCTCTTGCTGTCAGGGGATACATATGTGGAGGCTGTTGCCGCCGAGAGTGGCGCGCCGTTCGAGTTGCATGTGCTGCGCTCGGACCGGATGCGGGTTGTTCCCGGGGGTGATGGCTGGCCAGTGGCCTATGAATATGCTGTGGGCGCGCGCAAGGCGCGGTTCGATGTGAGCGGGGCAGTATCGCCGATATGTCATGTGAAATCGTTTCATCCGCAAGATGATCATTACGGGCTCTCGCCAATGCAGGCGGCAGCGACGGCGCTGGATGTGCATAATTCTGCCTCGCGCTGGTCAAAGGCTCTGCTGGATAATGCAGCAAGGCCATCGGGGGCGATTGTCGTCAAAGGCACGGACGGCAATGGTACGCTGGGGCCGGAGCAGTTCCAGCGTTTGCAGGACGAGATGGAGGCCTATCATCAGGGCGCAAAGAATGCGGGGCGTCCTATGCTGCTTGAGGGTGGTCTTGATTGGAAGCCGATGGGGTTCTCGCCCTCTGACATGGAGTTTCAAAAGACCAAGGAGAGTGCGGCGCGCGAGATTGCCATTGCCTTCGGGGTGCCGCCGATGCTGCTCGGGATTCCCGGGGATGCGACCTATGCAAATTACCAGGAGGCAAACCGCGCGTTTTATCGACAGGTGGTTGTTCCGCTGGCGGGCAAGGTTGCGGGCAAGCTGGGCGCTTGGCTAGCGGGCTACACTGGCGAGGCGGTAGAGTTGAAGCCCGACCTTGATCAGGTAGCGGCGCTGGCGGTGGAGCGGGATGCGCAGTGGAGCCGCGTTGCGGGGGCGGATTTTCTGAGCGTTGACGAGAAACGCGCGCTGTTGGGGCTACCGCCGCTTAGCGGCGAGGTGGCTGAATGAGCGAGCGCACAGATCGCTATGGGTTTGAGGCGTTTGATTGCGCTCCTGCGCTGCGCTTGGAGGCCCATGAGCGCGTTGCAAAGCTCCAGTTTGATGGATTGGGCAAGAGGCTAGATCGGATCGAAGAGTTGATTGAGCGATTGGAGCGGCGGCTTTGGTTGATGGTGTACGGCGTTGTTGCGGTGATCTTGGCGCAGGCTGTGCAGCCGTTGCTTTTAGCTGGCTAGCGGTTTGGGGCGCTGCCCCGTCTCAGCATGCTGAGACTCCCCGCGATATTTTTGGAAAGAGGAAACGGCATGCAGAGTGATGGTGGTTTAGAGCGCAAATTTTGCCGGTTTGGCGATGCGTTGACCGTAAAGGATGGTGTGGAGATTGAGGGCTATGCGTCGTTCTTTGGCGCGGCGGATCAGGGCGGCGATGTCGTGGTTAGGGGAGCCTATGCGGGGTCTTTGCAGGCATTGGCGGTACAGGGGCGGCAGGTGAAGATGCTTTGGCAGCATGACGCGAGCGCGCTGATTGGCGTTTGGGACGAAGTGCGCGAGGACGAACGCGGACTTTATGTGAAGGGGCGGCTTTTGGAGAGCGTAGCGCGGGGGCGCGAGGCGGTTGCCCTGATCGCGGCGGGCGCGCTTGACGGGCTCTCGATTGGCTATCGCACCAAAAAGGCAGTTCGCGGCGAGAATGGCACGCGCCATTTGCAGGAATTGGAGCTTTGGGAGGTGTCGCTGGTGACCTTTCCGATGCTGCCAAGTGCGCGTGTTGGTGCAAAGGGCGATGTGCTGGCAAGCGATATGCACGGGTTTCGCGCACTTGCTGAGGTTTTGCGCGGCGTTAGCAAAGAGTTGAATTTCTAACACTTAACGAAAGGACGAAGCGATGAGCGATCCTGAGATGAATTCTCGGGCCGGGGAAGACGTGTCTCCTGCCCAGGAACTGAAATCTGCCATGGCGGATTTCGTGGCCGGCTTTCACAGCCATACGGCCAAGACCGAGCAACGATTTCAACAGCAAGAAGAGCGACTGAGCATGTATGAACGTAAATCTTTGACACGAAACGCCCGTCCAGCTTTGTCGGGGGCGGCACTGGAAACGGCCCCGCACGAGAAGGCGTTCGGCGCTTACTTGCGCAATGGCGAGGAAGATGCGCTGCGCGGCATAGAGCTTGAGGGTAAGGCGATGTCCACGGCGGTTGCTGCGGATGGCGGTTATCTGGTTGATCCGCAAACCTCCGAAGCGGTTCAATCGGTGCTGCGCGGCGCGGCGTCCTTGCGCGCTGTTGCGAGCGTGGTGAATGTGGAGGCCACGTCCTATGATGTGCTGGTGGATCATTCTGACGCCGGTGTTGGCTGGGCGAGTGAAACGGCGGCCTCTGCGGAAACGGGCACGCCGCAAGTGGATCGCATTTCCATCCAGCTTCATGAATTGAGCGCACTGCCCAAGGTCTCGCAGCGCCTTTTAGATGACAGCGCCTTTGACATTGAGGGGTGGCTTGCGAGCAAGATCGCAGACAAGTTTGCGCGCGCAGAGAGTGCCGCGTTCATTAGTGGCGATGGCAACGACAAGCCCAAGGGTGTTCTGAGCTACGCCACGGCGGCAGATGGCACAGAGGTTTGGGGCGAGATTGGTCACATCGCTACAGGTGTGGACGGTGATTTTGCAGCGCTCAATTCTGGTGATAAGATTGTCGATCTGGTCTATGCGCTGGACGCGCGTTACCGCGCCAATGGTGTGTTCGTGATGAACTCCAAGACGGCGGGCCGTGTGCGCAAGATGAAGGACGGCGATGGTCGTTTCCTATGGTCCGACGGGTTTGCCGCGGGCGAGCCATCCCTGTTGCTGGGCTACAAGGTCGTCATTTGCGAGGACATGCCGGATGTGGCGAGTGGCCAAACCGCGATTGCCTTTGGCGATTTTGGCGCGGGCTATACAATTGCCGAGCGTCCAGATTTGCGCGTGCTGCGCGATCCGTTCTCGTCCAAACCCAATGTGCTGTTCTACGCCACCAAGCGCGTTGGCGGCGACGTGACGGATTTCAAAGCCATCAAGCTGTTGAAATTCGCACTCAGCTAAAAAGCTGGGCTGCGATTTGCGAAAGGCTGGCGATCGCGTCCGCCTTTCGCCCTTTGGGCGCGTGCAGAGAGAAAACCTGTGTTGTCTAGCTGCTCCCCTCCGTCCGAGCAACGCAGCTGTGCGCGTCCACCATTGCCGCCCCCGGGGAGGCCGACGTTAGATTTGGAGATATCGATGATGTTGATCGAAGAGGCTACAGTGCCGGACGGGGCCTTGCCCCTCGCGGCCTTCAAAGCGCATTTGCGCCTCGGGACGGGGTTTGGCGAGAGCGATTTGCAAGAGCCTGTCTTGAAGAGTTTTTTGCGCGCGGCTTTGGCAGCGATCGAGGCGCGCACGGGCAAGGCGTTGATTGCGCGTGAATTTTCATGGTCGGTTACACGTTGGCGGGATCCAGCCGCAGAGGTCTTACCGCTGGCGCCTGTGCGCGCTGTTGAGGCGGTAGAGATCGTCGACGGCGATGGAGTAGCAGCGGTTCTGCCGCCCGAGCGTTATGCTTTGGAGCAGGATGGACAGCGCCCTAAATTGATTGCGCGAGGGGCCGGATTTGGCACGATTTTGTGCGGCGGCAAGGCGGTCATTCGCTTTGAGGCGGGCTTTGGCGCGGCGTGGGACGAGTTGCCGAGCGATCTGGCGCAAGCAGTGTTTTTGTTGGCTGCGCATTACTATGAGTACCGGGACGAGACGGCATTGGCGCGGGGCTGTATGCCGTTTGGTGTGCAGACCTTGATCGAGCGATATCGCCCGATGCGCCTGTTCTCGGGTGGCCGCTCATGAGCGGGCTACGTTTGAACCGGGCGCTGGTTTTGGAGCAGCGCGTCGAGGTTGCGGATGGGGCGGGCGGTTTGCTGAATTCCTGGAACACGCTTGGCACGCTTTGGGCGGATATTCGCAGCTTTTCCGGGCGCGAGAGTGGTGGGCTGGGTGTGGCGCGCTCGAAAGTGGCTTTGAAAATTACGCTGCGCGCGGCACCGCAGGGGTCAATGATGAGGCCTACGCCAGATCAGCGCTTTCGTGAGGGCGCAAGGATCTATCTGATTACGGCCGTGGCAGATGGCGAGCCGCAGGGGCGCTATCTGACCTGCTTTGCAACAGAGGAGGTGGCGGCATGAGCGTGCTTTTATCTGGGGCCTTGCAGAGCGCGCTTTATACGCGGCTATCGGACGATCCGGTTCTTGCTGGGATCGTGGGCGTGCATGTCTATGACGCGGTGCCAGCGGGGCCTTTGCCGGATTTGTATGTGCTGCTGGGCGAGGAGGCGGTCAAGGATGCGTCGGACAAGAGTGGCGCGGGTGCGGTGCATGATTTGCTGATTTCGGTGATGAGCACAGCGGATAGCTTTCTGACGCTGAAGCAGGCGGCGAGCGCGATCTGGGACGCCTTGAGTAGCACCGATCTGGCGCTGAGCGAGGGGCGCGTGGTGGGACTTTGGTTTGCGTCAAGCAATGCCAAGCGCAGCGCAGCGGGGCAGCGCAAGATTGATCTGAAATTCAGGGCGCGCGTCGAGGCGTGAGTTGAAGCGGTAATTTTCCTAACGAAATGGAGTGAGCATCATGGGTGTGCAAAATGGTAAAGATCTGCTGATCAAAGTGGATGTGAATGGCAGCAATACGTTTGAAACACTTGCGGGCCTGCGGGCGACGCGGGTGAGCTTCAACGCCGAGACGGTGGATGTGACCAACCTGAGTAGCGCAGGGGGTTGGCGCGAATTGCTCTCTGGTGCGGGGGTCAAGACGGCGGCGCTATCCGGCTCTGGTGTGTTTCGCGACGAAGCCACGGACGAGCGGGCGCGGCAGATTTTCTTTGACGGGGAAATCCCGAATTTTCAGGTGATCATTCCTGATTTTGGCACTGTGCAAGGCCCGTTCCAGATAAGCGCGATTGAATACGCAGGCTCGCATAACGGCGAGGCGACCTATGAGATGTCGATGGCCTCTGCGGGCGAGTTGACGTTCACGGCGGCGAGTTGATGGAGAACCCCTGGAGCGGCGTGGTGAGTGTGGAGGTGGACGGAGTGGCCCGGCCTATGTCGCTCACGCTGGGTTCGCTGGCGGAGCTTGAGACGGTGCTGGGCGATGACACGTTGGTAGCACTTGTCGAGCGCTTCGAGAGTGGCGGGTTTTCCAGCTGCGATGTGTTGGCGCTGATCGTTGCGGGTTTGCGCGGTGGGGGCTGGGATGTTGTTAGCGCTGATCTGCTTGCTGCCGAAATCAAAGGCGGGCCTAGGGGCGCGGCGGAGGCGGCTGCAAGGCTGCTGGCGCGCGCGTTTCTGCTGCCGGAAGAGCGGCGCGCATGAAGCGCGTAAATTGGCCGGATATGATGCGCGCGGGGTTGGTGCGGCTGCGCCTTAAGCCTGCCGAGTTCTGGGCGCTGACGCCAGCAGAGTTGTTGCTGATGCTGGGGCACGGCGGCTTTGATGCCCCGATGGGGCGCGCGCGTTTGGCTGATTTGCTGAGGGCCTATCCCGATGTGCATAGCGGCGCTGGCGTAGAGAAGGAAATGCGAGATGAGTGAATTTGAGAGTTCGAATCCTGTGGAAGTGCAGCTTGACGCGCTTGAGGACAGCTTTGCCAATGCGGCGGGGATGGCGTCGAGTTTTGATGCGGAGATGAAGCGTATTCAGGGCACGTTTGCTGAAACGGGCAAGGGGATACAGAGCCTTGATGCCTCGCTCAGCCGCTCGCTGCGCGGGGCGTTCGAGGGGGTCGTGTTCGACGGTCAAAAGCTGAGCGATGCGCTGCGCGAGGTGGGGCAATCCATGGCGAGTGCGGCGCTGAATGCGGCAATCAAGCCGGTGACTAACCATTTCTCGGGCATGATCACTGGCGGCATGGATGCGTTGTTCAAGGGGCTGATGCCCTTTGCGGATGGCGGCAGTTTTGCGCAAGGGCGCGTCACGGCCTTTGCTAATGGCGGCGTAGTGAATGGGCCGACGACCTTCCCGATGCGCGGCGGCACCGGATTGATGGGCGAGGCGGGGCCGGAGGCGATCATGCCGTTAACGCGCGGCGCGGATGGCAAACTTGGCGTTCAGGCGCAGGGCGGCGGGCGCGGAGCGTCGATTGTAGTGAATATCTCCACCCCCGATGTGGAGGGGTTCAGGCGTTCACAAAGCCAGATCGCCGCGCAGATGAGCCGTGCCTTGGGCCGCTCGCAGCGCGCGCGTTAAGCAATTTCAGTCAGGCGGAGGGACAGGCATATGCAGTTTCATGAGGTTAGGTTTCCGGCGGCCTTGAGCTTTGGCTCGATGGGCGGGCCGGAGCGGCGCACGGATATCGTCGCGCTGAGCAATGGGTATGAGGAACGCAACACACCATGGGCACATTCGCGCAGGCGTTATGATGCTGGCGTGGGCTTGCGCGCGATGGATGATGTGAGCGAGGTGCTGGATTTTTTCGAGGCGCGGCGCGGGCAGATGTATGGGTTTCGTTGGAAGGACTGGTCGGATTTTAAGTCGTGCAAGCCATCGAGCACGGTCGCGCTGGGTGATCAGACGATTGGTTACGGCGATGGAATTGCGACGGAATTTCAGCTCAGCAAGGCCTATCGTTCCGGCGATGCGAGTTATACGCGGGTGATTTCCAAGCTGGTGAGCGGTACGGTCAAAGTCGGCATTGCAGGGGATGAACAGAACGAGGGTGTGCATTTCGAGGTCGATCTGGCGCGCGGCGTGATCATTTTTGAGCGCGCGCCTGACGAGGATCGCGAGATCACGGCAGGGTTCGAGTTCGATGTGCCTGTGCGTTTTGATACGGACCGCATTCACACATCAGCGGCGAGTTTTCAGGCGGGTGAAGTGCCAAGCATTCCTGTGCTGGAGGTGCGGTTATGACTGCGTTGCCGGAGGCGTTTCAGGCGCATCTTGATAGCGGCGTCACGACGCTGTGCCGCGCGTGGAAAATCGAGCGGCGCGACGGGGTATGCTTTGGCTTTACCGATCACGATCTTGCGTTGGAATTTGACGGGTTGATCTTCAAGCCTGACACGGGATTGTCGGCGATGGCCTTGCAACAAAGCACCGGATTGTCGGTGGACAACACCGAAGCGGTTGGTGCGCTGAGTGATACAGCGATCAAGGAAGTGGACATTGATGCGGGGCGATTTGACGGCGCTGAGGTGACATCGTGGTTGGTGAACTGGACCGACACGGCGCAGCGCATTTTGCAGTTTCGCGGCAATATCGGTGAAATCCGCCGCGCAGGGGGCGCGTTTCAGGCGGAATTGCGTGGTTTGACGGATATGCTGAACCGGCCTGTGGGGCGGGTTTATCAGCGCCCGTGCGGCGCGGTTTTGGGGGACGGTGCCTGCAGCGTCGATCTGCAAAGCGCGGCATACCGCGTGCAGAGCATTGTGGCTGAAATCGAGAACGCGCGGGTGTTTCGCTTTGAGGGTCTGGGCGGTTATGCGAGCGATTGGTTCGAGCGCGGGCGTTTGGACGTCATAAGTGGAGAGGGCGTTGATCTGAGCGCGGCGATCAAGGTGGATCGCATGTTCGGGGGGCTGCGCGAGATCACGCTGTGGGAGCCAATGCGCGCGGATATCCGTGCCGGCGATCACGTGCGCCTGTTCGCGGGATGTGACAAGCGGTTCGAGACCTGCCGCGTGAAATTCTCCAACGCTGTGAACTTTCGTGGATTTCCGGACATTCCCGAAGAGGAATGGATGATGGTGCATCCGAGCAAGGCGCCCTCCAAAGACGGGGGGAGCCGCAGGTGAGCGCCGCGTTGATGCCCGCAGAACGGGTCGTGGAAATTGCGCGCACCTGGATTGGCACGCCGTATCGCCATCAAGCCTCGGTGCGGGGGGCGGGGACCGATTGCCTTGGACTGCTGCGCGGTGTTTGGCGCGCGCTTTACGGGGCAGAGCCGGAGGTAGTGCCGCCCTATTCGCAAGACTGGGCGGAGCCGCAAGGCGACGAAGTGCTGCTGCGCGCGGCTTTGCGTTATTTGCAGCCGCAAAGCCGCGCAATGGCGGCGGGCGATGTGCTGCTGTTTCGCATGCGCGACGGGGCGATCGCCAAGCACGTCGGGATTTGCAGCTGCGCGGGCAAAGCCGCGACATTCATTCACGCCTATAGCGGCCACGCGGTCACTGAAAGTCCGCTTAGCCGTCCTTGGCAGCGCCGGATCGCGGCGCGTTTTCGTTTTCCGCTAGGAGTTTAACCCATGGCTACCATCCTTCTCTCTGCTGCCGGTGCATCTTTGGGGGCCTCTGTCGGAGGCTCGGTTCTGGGGCTGTCCATGTCCGCGATCGGCCGCTTTGCAGGGGCGATGGTCGGCAATGCGATTGACCGGCGTACGGTGCGCACGGATCAGCATATTATCGGCGGTGGATCAGAGACGGTTCAGACCGGCCAGATGAACCGCTTTCGCCTGACAGGTGCGGGCGAGGGGCGGCCTATCGGCCAGATTTTCGGGCGTATGCGCGTGGCCGGGCAGGTGATCTGGTCGAGCGAATTCGAAGAGCGGATCTACACCTCTAATGCGACGCAGGTCAGCACGCAAACGCAGGGCGCGCCAAGCGGTGGCAAGGGGGCGGCGCGCGAGGTGGGCAGCACGACGATCACCAATTCAAACACAACCGTCACGCAAAGCTATGCCTATTCCATCAGTATCGCTGTGGCGCTGTGCGAGGGAGAGATCACTTCGATCGGACGGGTTTGGGCCGACGGCATCGAGGTGAGCCCGGTGGATCTGAACATGCGCGTTTATGAGGGATCAAGCGACCAATTGCCCGACCCCAAGATTGAAGCGGTCGAGGGTGCGGGGCTTGCGCCAGCCTATCGCGGCACGGCTTATGTTGTATTCGAAAACCTGCAATTGGCGAATTACGGCGATCGCGTTCCGCAGTTCACTTTTGAAGTGGTGCGCGGCGCAACGGATGAGTTGCAAGGCCAGGCTGAAGATTTGACCCAAGCGATCAAAGCGGTGGCGGTGATGCCCGGCTCTGGCGAATTTGCGCTGGCGACGACCCCCGTGCATTACGATTACGGGCTTGGCAACCGCAAGAGCGCGAACGTCAACTCGCCAAGCTATCGCAGTGACATGGCGACTTCGGTCAAAATGTTGCGCGAGGAGTTACCGGGTTGTGCGGCTGCCTCGCTTATCGTGAGTTGGTTCGGGGATGATCTGCGCTGCGGGTCTTGCGAGATCAGGCCAAAGGTCGAGCAAAAGGAGTTTGAAGGCGATCGTTTGAAGTGGGGTGTGGCGGGTCTGAACCGTGCCTCTGCGCAGATGATTGCGCAGGATAGCGGGCGGCCGGTGTATGGCGGCACGCCGTCGGATAATTCGGTGCTTGAGGCGATTGCCGAGTTGAAGCGCGCGGGGCAGGCGGTGATGTTCTATCCCTTCATTCTGATGGATCAGATTGATGGCAACGGCCTGCCTGATCCTTGGAGCGATGCGAGCAGCCAGCCGAAATTGCCATGGCGCGGGCGCATCACATGCTCGGTTGCGTCGCTGCGTGATGGATCGCCCGACGGCACGGCTGCGGCAGCAAGCGAGGTTGCCGCTTTCTTTGGTGCGGCTTCGGCCAGCGATTTCAGCGTGTCCTCTAGCAGCGTAAGTTATAACGGTCCGAATGATTGGGGCTTTCGACGTTTCATCTTACACAATGCGGCGCTTTGCGCGGCGGCCGGCGGTGTGGAGTCGTTCTGCGTCGGATCGGAGATGCGCGGACTGACGCAGATCAGAGGCGCAGCGCACAGCTTTCCTGCGGTCACGCAGTTGATTGCGCTTGCAGGCGAAGTGCGCGCGCTGCTCGGGCCGAATTGCAAGATCGGCTATGCGGCAGATTGGAGCGAGTATTTCGGCTACTCTCCGCAGGATGGCTTTGGCCATCACTACTTCCACCTTGATCCGCTTTGGGCGGACGAAAACATCGATTTTATCGGGATCGACAATTACATGCCCCTGTCCGATTGGCGCGACGGTGAGCAGCATCTGGATGCGCAGCATGGCTCGATCTATGCGCTGGAGTATCTCAAGAGCAATATCGAGGGTGGCGAGGGCTATGATTGGTACTACCACTCCGATGAGGCGCGCGCGGCGCAAATCCGCACACCGATCACAGACGGCGCGCATGGCGAACCTTGGATTTACCGTTACAAGGATTTGAAAAGCTGGTGGAGCAAGCCGCATCACAACCGCATTTCAGGCGTGCGCGATGATCAGGCGACTGCGTGGGAGCCGCAATCGAAACCGTTCTGGTTTACCGAATATGGCTGCGCAGCAATCGACAAGGGCACGAACCAGCCCAACAAATTCGTCGATCCCAAATCATCGGAATCGAGCCTGCCACAGTATTCGAACGGGCAGCGCGACGAGTTGATGCAGATGCAATATTTGCGCGCCATGACCGATTATTGGGGCGATCCTGCGCGCAACCCGGTGTCCGATTTATACGGTGCGCCGATGCTTGATATGTCGCGCGCTTTCGTCTGGGCCTGGGATGCACGGCCCTATCCTCATTTTCCGAACCGCTCTGATCTTTGGTCGGATAGCGCGAATTATTGGCGCGGGCATTGGCTTAACGGGCGCTCGACGTCACGCTCGCTTGGCTCGGTCGTGGCAGAGATTTGCCTACGGGCGGGCGAGACGCGCTTTGACGTTAGCGCGCTTTATGGCGTGGTGCGCGGCTATCAGATAGCCGATGTGCTGGAGGCGCGCAGCGCGCTGCAACCTCTGATGCTGCGCTATGGTTTCGACGCTGTCGAGCGCGATGGCGTGCTGCATTTCATTATGCGCGACGGGCAGAGCGATGTGAGCCTCTCGATGGAGGATCTGGTGCACCATGCTGATATGGAGGGGGTTTTGGAGGTCGTGCGCGGCTCTGATGCCGACCTTGCGGGGCGTTTGCGCGCGAGTTTCGTGCAGGCGGATGGCGATTTCGACGTGATCGTCGAAGAAACCGTGCTGCCGCAGGACGGATCGCACGCGGTGTCGTCCTCTGACTTGCCGCTGATGATGACGCGCGCAGAAGCGCGGCAAATGCTGGAGCGTTGGCTGAGCGAAGCGCGTTTGTCGCGCGAGGCTGTGCGCTTTGCTTTGCCGCCCTCGAAGATGGGGGTGAAGGCGGGTGATGTGGTGCGCCTGAGCGGAGCGCAAGGCGATACGCAGTTTCGCGTCGACCGCGTCGAGCAAGGAGCGAGCCAGATTTTGGAGGCGGTGCGTATCGAGCCGAACATCTACCGCCCCGCGCCCTATGGCGACGAGGCGATTTCCATGCGTCCTTTCGTACCTGCGCTGCCTGTGCTGCCCTATTTTCTGGACCTGCCTTTGATGAGCGAAAACGAGGTGCCCCATGCGCCCCATATCGCTGTGACGGCCACGCCCTGGCCTGGGGCCGTGGCGGTTTACGATGCGCCCACGGACGCGGATTACGGGTTCAATACCTATGTTCAGGGTCGCGCAACGGTTGGCGTCACTGAAACGCCGCTGTTCAAGGGGGCAGTCGGCGTGATTGATCGCGGTGCGCCGCTACGTGTGAGGCTGGCGAGCGATCAACTTGAGAGCATCGCGCGCGAGACGCTGCTTGCAGGGGGCAATCTTGCCGCGATTGGCGATGGTTCGGGGAGCAATTGGGAAGTGTTCCAGTTCCAGCGCGCGGAATTGGTTGCACCCGACACCTACGAGCTAAGCACGCGTTTGCGTGGTCAATTCGGCACCGACGGGTTGATGCCGGATGCCTGGCCGATCGGCTCCATCTTTGTGCTGTTGAACGGTGTGCCGAACCAGATTGGCTTGCGCGCGAGCGATCGCGGCGTGCAGCGCCACTACCGGATCGGCCCAGCGGCGCGCGGCTATGACGATCCATCGTACGAGATGCGCGTGGAGCAATTTGACGGCGCGGGGCTGCGGCCCTATCCGCCCGCGCACCTGCGGGCGATCGAGGACGCAACGGACGTGAAAGTGACATGGCTGCGCCGCACGCGGATCGATGGTGATGATTGGGGTTGGGGCGACGTGCCGCTTGCGGAGGAGCGCGAACAATACGTGCTGCGCGTGCTGATCGGTGGTATCGTGGTGCGCGAAGAAGTTCTGGACGCGCCTGCCTTCACCTACAGGCTTGCGGATCGCATCGCAGATGGTGCCAGTGGCATTTACGAGTTGCGCGTTGCGCAGGTTTCCGAGCGCTTTGGTCCCGGCCTGTTCGCGCGACAGATCTTGGGGCTGTGA